TTCACGTTGCTACCAATAGCCTTGTTTGTCGTGAGTTGGGGCTTGATATCTCTCCTTCTCTTGATAAACTGCGTAAGGCAACTATCAACTGGGTGATGCAACCACTAGGTAATAGTACTCAGTCCAAATATTTGAACAAAAAATTTTGGCTGGATGCCAGTGATCGTTTGATGTACGAAGGTAAAGCTCCCGAACTTTCTGACACCAAGCGAGCACGGATGCCTGCCTTCTTTGAACATGCAAACACCAATCTCCCTCAATATGCTTGAGACCCATGGTCTCCAGCTACGAACTGTCCTTCAAGAGTTGGAGGACAACTTTCCACCTGTTACACCCACACCCAATGACTCACACTCATTAATTATGTACCGCTCCGGTCAACGTTCAGTTGTAGAGTGGATTCAACAACGACTAGAAAACGATGGATAAAAAGAAACTAAGTAAATCTCAAAAACGGCGGCGTGCTGCACGGGCAGCAGCTCGGGAAACTCAGGCAACTGAGATGCAGATTACTCCCAAGTCTTTCCAAGTAACACCTGAAACTCAAACTACTGGGTTCTCTTTTACTCCTGCAGAGAAAGCAAGCGGTAACATCTACGGTACTGACATCGGTGATGGTTTGACAGCTTACACTCAAGGCGGTCCTATTAAAGACCCAACTAACCTTCGAGCACAGCTAGGTCTTGGTGCTTATACTGCTCCTGCAGAGACGGCTGCTGATAGTGGCAAGCAACAAAAACAAAAGACAGCTCGTCAAGGCGGCGGTCTCCGTAGTCAACTGAAAGGAATGACTACCGATCGTAACCTTGGACGTAAAGAAGTTAAGGGACTTCTTGATAAGTATTCACCACAACAAATTGTCAATCAATTCCAAAAGCTTGGTGGTAAAGCTGGGCTTGGTGGTGGAGCAGCTAATCTGCTGACTAAAGCTATTCAGCAATCTCCGTTTGGTAACATCAGTCTTGCTGGGCAAAACCTTGGAATGCGTGGTTTCCAGGAAGGAGGTATTACGGAAGCTCTCCGTGGTATGGTTGGCACTCAAAGACCAGAACGTAACCCACAGTCTGGTAGGACAATGATTGGTACTCCTGGTACTGGTCCTCTTAGTCGTGGCATGCAAATTGGTCCCGGTGGTCAAGTACGTGCCAAGCCTCAACGTCAAGCGCCTATTGCTGCAGCTCCTGCAATTGCTCAGCAAGGTGCTGGTGAAGCTGCATCTTCAACCGCTGCACCTTCTACTACCGTAATGGATGATTTCGGTATGGCTGGTCCTAGTGATGGAGATCAGCAATACATGAATATGCTTGCCGACTTCCAAAGTGCACTTGGAGAAATGATGGGTGGCTATCAAACCCAACAGCAGCAATTGATGGAGCAGTTTGGTTCCATGTTTGACAATGTTATGAATGCCGAAGCTCCACGACTGTACGGTGTTGGTCAGAATTACAACATTGATCCAATCCGTCTAGCACAGATGCTTAGGAGTCGTCCTCGTGGTAGCTACATGCGTAGTGAAGGAGGTGCTTTGAATCCTATGAGCATTGCTTCTGCACTTGCTCCTGCACTTAGTGGTCTTTCTGCTGGAGGTGTTAACATCTAATGTCTGCTAAACAAAGGTATGATTTCCTTACTGGAGACCGCAACCAATATCTCACCGTAGCACGTCGTGCATCGGACCTAACTCTCCCTTATCTGATTCGTGATGATGATGACTTCACCAAACAAGCACAACCATTGCCATCTCCTTGGCAAAGTGTTGGAGCTAAAGGTGTAGTTACTCTGGCATCTAAACTGATGCTTGCACTTCTTCCTCCACAGACTAGCTTCTTTAAGCTACAAGTTGATGAAGGAATGCTTGGTCAATATGACCCTAACATTAAATCAGAACTTGATCTAGCATTTGCAAAGATTGAACGAACCATCATGGAAGCTATTGCTGCTAGTGATGATCGTGTCGTTGTTCACCAAGCACTCAAGCATTTGATTGTTGGTGGTAATGCTTTGATCTACATGGGTAAAGAAGGTCTTCGGTTGTACCCGTTGAATCGCTACGTTGTAGACCGTGATGGTGACGGCAATGTAATTGAAATTGTTACCAAAGAACGAGTATCAAAAGAACTCATTGAAGATCAACTTCCCAAAGAAGATAAAGAAGTAAAACCTGCTGGTAATGATTACTCTGATAATCAACGTGATGAAGTAGACATCTACACCCACGTCAAACGTGAGAACAATCGTTACGTTTGGTACCAAGAGGTTTATGGTAAGAAGCTACCAAAGTCATTCGGTAAGTCACCTGTTGAAACCACTCCTTGGATTGCACTACGGTTCAATTCAGTTGATGGTGAGATGTATGGACGTGGTAGAGTGGAAGAGTTTCTGGGTGATCTGCGATCCCTGGAAGCACTCACTCAGGCACTCGTAGAAGGCTCTGCAGCGGCTGCTAAAGTGGTGTTCATGGTATCGCCCTCAAGCACTACCAAACCCTCCACGCTGGCTGCTGCAGGCAACGGTGCGATTGTCCAAGGACGACCTGATGACATTGGTGTTGTACAGGTTGGTAAGACTGCTGACTTCAGGACAGCTTACGAGATGTCAGCCCAGCTTGAACGACGCTTGTCTGATGCATTCCTCATTATGAATGTACGGGACAGTGAGCGTACGACTGCTGAGGAAGTCAGGATGACTCAACTTGAACTTGAGCAACAACTTGGTGGTCTATTCAGTATGCTTACTGTTGACTTCCTTGTTCCTTATTTGAATCGAAAGCTCTCCGTCTATCAAAAGACTGGAGACATCCCACGTATTCCCAAAGGTATTGTTAAGCCAACCATTGTGGCTGGTATCAATGCACTTGGTCGTGGGCAAGACCGAGAGAGCCTCAGTGCTTTCCTCCTTACTATCGCTCAGACCATGGGTCCTGAAGCTATTCAGACCTACGTTAATCCTGAGGAAGTAATCAAACGACTTGCAGCTGCACAAGGTATTGATGTCCTGAACCTTGTGAAGTCTATGCAAGAGGTGCAACAGCAAGAGGCAGTAGCTATGCAACAACAGCAACAGATGGAGCTGGCTAAGCAAGCTGGTCAATTAGCTTCTGCACCTATTAATGACCCATCCAAAAACCCACAACTCAATGGACAACAAACAAGCTCCGAAGCGCCGCCAGCGCAGTAAAGCTGAACCAGCAACGACACCAGAGTTTACACCAGTCAATAAGTATGCTCCCAAAGCTAAGATTGGTAAACCAACTCTGGGTCGTTCTACGAACTATGTAGAGACTGTTGGTCTCGGTAAACTTAAAGTAATCCACGCCACTTCTAATGACAACTCTGACGTACAATCCTAACGAAGTTCCTGAAGGTGAACTGACTGCTGAAGAGCAAGAATCCCTAGCCCTTGGTGAACAGGCACTGTCTGCTCAGGAAGAGTTGTTGGCTGGTAAGTTCCGAGATGCAGAAGAACTAGAACAGGCTTACATTGAACTTCAAAAGAAGTTTAGTTCACGAGATACAACTGAAGAAAAAACTGAAGAACCTCAACAAGAAGTAGAAGAGACGGTTGATGAAGAACCTACTCAAGTAAACGTTCTTGAAACTCTTTGGGAAGAAGGAGTAAACGGTAAGTTCTCCGAAGAAACTCTCAAGAGTATTCAAGAGATGGCACCTGCTGATCTTGCTAAGATGTACCTTGAGTACCGAGCAGGTGTTGAACAGAACTCTGCAGAACCTGTAGAGATTACTGACTCTGACCTTTCTGATCTGCGTAGTATTGCCGGTGGCGATGATGGTTACGGTGATATGATGCGTTGGGCAGGAGAGAATCTTACCCAAAAAGAAATTGATATGTATGATGCAGTGATGGACAATGGTGATATGAATGCCATGTCCTTTGCTGTTCAAGCTTTGTTCAATCGCTACCAAGATGCCAATGGTATTGAAGGTGAGCTGTTGACTGGCAAGCCTGCATCTACACAGAAAGATGTCTTCCGTAGCCAAGCCGAAGTTGTTCGTGCTATGGCTGATCCACGGTACGACACAGATCCTGCATATCGTCAGGATGTCTACGCTAAACTTGAGAGATCTACCCTTGACTACTGATAACCTTTTCGCAAAAGAACCACCCA